GCCCGTAATCCCCACGTGTTCGACTCGCTCTACCAGCAAGACCCGAAGCCCAGCGAGGGGCTGATGTACGACCGCGGCTTCCAAGAATACGAATACCGCCCGGCCGCGGAGCGCGTCACTCGCAAGGCCTACGTAGACACAGCCGACACGGGTGCCGACTTCCTCTGCGCCATCGTCTACGATGAGACGGAGACGGGCAACTACATCGTGGACGTGCTTTACACGCAGCGCCCGATGGAGTACACCGAGCCGGCGCTGGCTGAGATGCTCTCCCGGCATTCCGTCTTGGAGTGCGTCGTGGAGTCGAACAACGGCGG